AGTGCAAAGTACATCGGAGCCGCTCTGAAACCTGCATTCTATACGGTCAAAAAACGTGTCGCAGTCTATCGGTATTCCAAAAACATCGCTCTGATAGAACGCCTGCGAACCAACGCCAAAGCCGAAAATCCATATCTGAAACGTTGGAGTCGACGGTATCGTGTCGACCACGAACATCATATGAGCCGGGCTGACGTTGGCATGAGCAGGAATGGCATCAGGCCCACCCTCAAAGAAGCAATAATCGCAAATATGCACCGGACCTTCGTTATTCCACCATTTGCAGATGCGACAATTTTCGGGCGTAGTCGGGGTACAGCGATCCACCGAGAAGTTGTCTATTACCCAGCCGCGATTCAGTGCCTCGCATTCTTCGGCCGAGCAGCGGCGGCATTCGATTTCTCGCGTTCCAACAGTTGCCCCCTCAGCTTCCAACAAGAACTCTATAGGAAAACATTGCCTACATTCACACACGTTACAGTATCCGGCAAACGTGCCTGTATTACGAGGACATATATTGCCAAGGCCCCGCTCAAATTCCACTACGGCTTCAGCATTGACCGTCCACGATTTGCCGGCAGACCATGTTAGATCGATAACCTCTTCTCGATCGCAGTCAGGCTTTGTAGCACCAAAGCCGTATTTCCATCGACCAAGTATTTCGCCCCTTCCACCGAGACCAGCCCCCAGCATAAAAGACACAAGAGCTATCTCGAAGTAGTAGTTTCCATCAGGGGCTTTCGTAAAAGCTCCGACAAGCAAATCTGCATTACAGGGGAGTCCTGTTAAAAACGCTCTTTCCGGTAGCCAAGGCGTCACCTCTTCTTCATTGCACAGCTCTGGAGGTGACAACATTGGAATCTCGTTTGCGTAAATCGCTCCGTTATTTTCCGGAGAAAACTCCAAAAAGGGATAGAGATTCCAGATGCCCTTGAAATTTTCCATTTCCGGTGGCATCACACACGTCAATCTGTAACTGCCATCCAGGCAATGAGCAAGCAGGCAATCCGAATTCCCCTCGAATCCAGTGAACTCTACCTCGATGCACAGTGGAACCGTACCGTTTTCATCGTCACACGTCAGCCATGGACCGCAATAGTTGCAGTCCATGATCTGTTTCGCCGTTACACTGGCAGTAGAAGAGGACGATAGACAGTCTGTGCCGCTGCTGAGGTGAGGAACGTCAAGTTCGTTGAAACGACAATCCGGTGGGCTCTCGCCAAAATTCTTCTGCCATACGTGATCGCCCAACGTGATAGTCAAAACATAGTCATCTCCCTCACGAGTGAGAAGCGCACGAATTTCGGTGATATCGCACGGAATGACGTTACCGCAGTTGGCATCCGTGCTTATGCTTTGTCTCCAGTCACATAAGAAATTGGCCGCCGAGAGTGTATACGTCCTGTTGAGGCAAGCGCACCGCGTGCAACTTCCATTGGCTATTCCGGCGATTGTAATTTCGAGTATCGTCGGTTGCGGTCGCGTGTTGTTGTCTATATCAGGCGCGCATAAAGCGCAAGAACAATCACCGCCGCCGCCCGGGCAGCAATCCTGACAAGTAGGCGGCCAATACCACTCCACCGCAAAAGACTTACGTGGCAACCACAGCCCGGGTGTGCGTGTAATCAGAGAAGACGCACCCATATCAACACCGACTCGCGACTACCCACCATGCACCGTACATCCACGCAACCTCGACCCTGGCACCAGCCGTTACCGTCTCGCCAGGGTCCAGAAAGTAGTCCCAAACCTCATCAAGGTTGTCGCCTGTATCGGCAAACTCCCCTTTGGTGACGTCACCGCCCCAGATAGACATTTGCGCTGAACTGCCGGGAAACAAGTCCTCATCCAGCACCCCAAGCAGCGTATCGCCAGGCGGCCGACGCAACCGAGAGCGACGTGCGCGGGACTTTGGCGGTTGGCCCTCGATGTGTTTGACCACTCTGGCGATGCGTTTGCCAGACTCGCGATTGAAGCTGCTCATGGCTTACGTCGGCTGGTGCGTCCAGGTTTTGTCCTTCGGCATGTCGAGGGTCAGCGCCCCGATATTCGTGCCGATCACATCAAAGCCCGCCGACCACGTCACAGTATCGTTGGGATCGTAGATCGACGCGCCCGCGCCGTAGACGTTGCACTGGCTGACGGTGCGAGACTGGTTGTCCTGCCGGAAGTCAAGCGAGCCGCCGTGCAGGTTGGCTGTGGTGATCGTCCCTACGCCACGATAGTAACACGTTCCCCCTCGAAGGTTCGCCGTTGTGATGTTCCCGGCGTCACAGTAAAGTGAACCGCCGTTTTGGTTGATGGTGGTCACGCTGTTGCGGATCCGCGCAGTGCCGTTCGTCTGCAACAGCGTTGTGAGCGTCAAACCACTGCCGCACGACACGTCCGAGTCGGTGGAGCTGGTGACATAGCCTACGTCGAGTGTCGACAGCGTCGCCGTATCGCCGCCAAAGTAGGCTACGCCGACAACGCCGCGGTTCACGAACAACGCATTGGACCCGTGCGAGCCCTTCCAGAAGAAGGCTGGCAGGTTCGTGTCCGCCGGTGTGCCTGTTTTCCAGACTCGCAGCGTCGTTTGTGCTGCACCGGTGTCGAGCAAGAATCGCCCGCTGCCCGCCCCGTCGCCCAGGCCGATGTCGCCGGTGGTAATGCCGATCGCGAGTTCCCGTTGACGATACTCGACGTATTCGGTCCCGGTGCCTTCGTTGCGCGTCCGCGGTAGGCCCAGTTCGCCGGTGAACGTGGCCATCTGCTTCAGGCTGTTCAGCGTGACGCCCGACTGCGCGAATCCATACTTGAGACTGACGCTGCTGTTTTCCAAAATCACATCATCGCCGTCAACCGGCACCGCCCCGCCGAACCAGTTTGTGGCCGTGTCCCAGCACTCCGGCCCCTCGGCCGCCTGCGCCGTTGACATGGCGAACCCCTGGTCGTCAGTGCTACCGCCATTCGTGGCCGAGGCGGTCACGGTGAAATCAATTCCCGCCCCCACCGTGTCGCCAAGCAACTTGATGTACGTCGTCTCGTCCGACGCCGTGATCTCTTCGTGCTCTGTCACCGTGGACGCATTCCAGAGTGGTGTCAACCCCGTGCACACGTCCGCCACCGTGGCCGCGGCTGCCGTGTACGAGACCGACTTGCCGCCGCACGTCAACGTGAAGACGTCGCCCACCTCGACGTTCGCCGGTGTGGCTCGCATCTCTTTCACCACCGCGGGCGCGTCACCTCTCAATATGACTGTTGCCATGGTCTCTACCCCTTAGTCTTCCCAAACTTTCACGTCAAGTTTTACGGCTGCCGTGTCTGCCTGCGCGCGAATGATCAGACTGGGCGCTAACCGCAGAAACGCCGGTTCGCCCGGCTTGAGTTTGCCGAAGTCCACCATACTACCGCCGCTTTTCGGCCCGTAGGTGACGAAGTTCATTGCGTCGGTGTTGCGCAGGAAACAGTATCCCGCAACACTGATATCACCCAAATCGATATCTTCTTCGGATGTTCCGATCGTCTGAAGATGACCACCACGCCCTGGGTTTGCCTGATCCACGTTCACCTGACCAAGGCCCGTAACGCTGTCGTGCAAACTGCCATTGTCCAGCGTTGCGGACAAACGGATTTTGATTTCGTTGCTCATGCTGCCACCTCGCTGATCGCGGGTAATAAAACAAAGTTTTTGAGGTTGTAGATATCGGATTTGATGTATTCGGCGTTGGCGGGTGAAGGGCTTATCATCTGCGTTCCGTCAAGGTTCAGCAGGACCGGCTCGGTGACCGGATGTCCGTCCTTGTCTTTGCACTTGACGGGTTTGCCATCCACCTTCTGATTCAGCCCATCGTTGAGAGTCTGTTCTTTCCACCCCTCATCGCGGTCGTCTTTACCGCGGAACTGAATCTGCATTGTCAGCACGCGGAACACCACGTCATTCCGCATCTGCTCTTCGCCGATTGTAATCGAGTGCATCTTGGCACATTCTTCTTCCGCCGTTACGCCGTCGATGGAAATCGCGCCGTTATTGATTGCGTTGGCATATCCAAGCAACCACAGCGGAACGGCAGCGACGTTTACCTGGATCGATACCGCCCAGCGCGAATCATCGCCTTCCACTGGCGGGTCAAAACGCTCACCGGCCGCGTTCAGAATCGCATTTCCGCTACGGTCCTTGTGGTAAGGTCGCGTGTACTGATCCGTGTTCCACGTGATTCGCGGCGGATCGCTGAGCGGATCCTCCTCAACTTCAAACTCCGTCGAATACGCGCACGTGACGAGCCATACGTGTTTCGAGAAAGACTCCTGGCGTGCGCGTATCCGCCGGCATCGCGCAAGCGTATCTTCCGGATACCAACTGCCAAGCACGATCCCCTTGTTTTCTTTGAGAAGGTCGCGAACCTTGACAGCCTCATCGGTAACCGTTTCCGTCACAACACGAAACACGCGCGTATACCGACGCAACGAAGACGCTGTCTTCGACTTGTCTTGGATCTCCGCGCTGCCATCACGGCCGCGGTGGATTTCCTCAACACCAACTCTGGTTGTCCAGTCCGTTAAAGCCATAACTACATCGAGTCGATATCCCACTCACCTTCGGTTGGCTCTTTGTCCCGAATCTCTCCAAGAATCCGGTTCGTTTCAGATGTGTTCTTTGCAATCTGCTCGTCGGTTTTCTTCTTGCCGCCGGCTATGCCCATCGACTGCATGATCGTATGGAAGGCTTCGGCGGAACCTTTCCTCTTGGCGCCAGATAGCTTTGCTGTTGGCGCCCCCGCAAGAGCCAGTGCAGGCGTGGCGGTACCACCACCTTTGCCATCGCTACCGCCGAGTTCTGGCGGCAATGCAGCTTTGACGGCGCCGGTAGCTTTCTCCCATGCCGCGCGAAAGCGATCCGACAGCGTGGGTAACTTGCCGAGCTTCTCCTGCCACTTTTTGGTTGCTTCGAGGCTGGCGCTCCCGATGTTGGCCATCCGCTTTTCGTGCTTACGGCGCATGTCCTCCACGGCTTTGTTGGTGGCCAGCTCGTTTTTCTTGCGCAGGTCTGCCAGTGCGGCAAGCGCCTGTTGCTGCTCGCTCTTGACGATCTTCGCCTCTTCCTCGGGTGTCATCAGCCATTTTCCGCCGCGGGCCTCTGTAGCCTTCTTCTGAAGCCACAGGAAGAACCTACTAAAGGTCGGCATCAGATACTTCACGCTCGTTTCACCAATCGCGTGCCAAGTGTCAATGAACGACCCCTTGATCTGAAGTAGTTGCACGCCGATGAACGTCTTGACTTGCTCCCACAGCGCCTTGACCGCCAAGGTAGTTTGGATGGTCAAGTGAATGATTCCCCCTCGCAACCCTTCCCAACTGCCGAGCACCACGTCCAGGTTTGCGACGATGCCCTGGAACACGTTTGCAAACGTGCTACCGAGCCCCGGTACAAGCCCCGCCACGTAGTCAGTTGCCACCCGGAAGGCGTCCATGACAGTACCCGCCACACTCTTTGCAAGATCCGCAATGTAGGCGTACGCTACCCGAAAGGCATCCACCATAATGCCCGCCACACTTTTCGTAAGATCCGCAACGAGTAAGAAGCCTGTACGCAACGCCGTGACGAGAGTCGTCATTCCGCGCTTCGCTATTTCCAACTTCGGTCCAGCCCAATCCATCAGGGCAGCGCCCGCGCGCGCGATCGATCTGCCGAATACAACAGTCATCTCAGCGATCCGACGAAGCATTCCGCCCGCCCTGGTAAGATGCTTCCACCATAGGATGATATTTGGAATCACTTTTCCGGCGAGCGTTTCAACCCAAGGGGCCATGGCAATAGCTGCACGCGCTGACAGACCAGCGATTGCTGCCTTCATTCGCGTGATTGCATCATTTGCCGCCTCGATCTTCTGGGCGTCAATGTAGCTGTATGTCAGTCCCAGCTTCTCGGCCTCCCGTCGCACGGCTGCCAAGCCGCTTTCGCCCAGCGCCAGCGTGTTCAAAAGGCCCATGTTTGCCTTCGAGAACAGATTGGCAGCAATCGCGTTGCGTTGGGTAGGGCCTTCTATCTTCTGTAACGCCCCGGCAATTGCAATAAACGCCACGTCCGGCCGCATCGCAGCAATTGCGTTGACCTCAAGGCCCAAATCCTTCAGAGCCATGGCTGCCGGGCCCGCGCCTTTGCGGGCACTCTCGCCCAGCCGTTTTGACATTGTGGCAAGCCCGGCGTTAAGTGACCCGGCTCCAGCTCCGGTCAACTCGGCCGCGTGTTGCAGAGCGACGAGGCTTTCGGTAGCCACACCCAACTGCTGAGATAACTTCGCCGTGCTGTCGATCAGCGTGAATTGTTTTTTCAGCATGTGCGTGATACCGCCCACGCCGACAACGCCAGCCGCAAACGCCGCGAGTCTAACACCGGCGCCACGTACGGATGCGCTGAATCTCCCAAGCATGCCGCGTGCTTGCCCCATGCCCCGGTTGAAGGGCGCCGTCTGTGCGTTGAGGCGGACGATCAGGTCACTCATTGCGGTTGCCACTATGCACCTCCCGCCCATTGCCCGAAGGCCGCGGCACCTTGCTGCGGTGACATGCTTGCGTCTTCGGCTACCACCGGCGATCCCTTCTCGGGCTGCGGCTCAAAATAGTCCGGCTCAACACTCACGCCAGAAAACGCACTGGCCAACGCGGCAAATCCGACCTTCAGAATCTCAATCACGCGCCCCATGGGTTCCGGCTCCAATTCTCGATAGGCCAGCCACTCGTCGAACTCCCGCGGCTCGATCGCGTCGAGCATTCCGTCGACGTCGAGCGTGCCGACTACTCGCTCGGCGAACTCGAAGGCGCTCCGGCGGCGGACATCTCTTCTGAGTTTTTTACCAGGTCCTCGATATCACGCTGGCTGATGCCACAGTGGGCCGCGCATTCGTCATACAAGAACGAAGTATCCGCCGCATCCCAATCAGTGAACTTCTCGATGTCCGCCTTGCCGAGAATCCGGTTGCCCGCCTGATCCACCAAGCAGAGAACGAACAGCCGCCGAGTGGCGTCTTCTAGGCGGGCTTTCCGTGTGCCACTGCCGGTTGAGTTCATCGCTGCCGACTGATACCGCGACAACTCCCCCTCCGACATCGATTGAATGCGGACCTTGTACCCATTCACCGGCAACGTCACTTCCTTGTAGCGCCGCTTCACACCGCCGGCGGGAAACAGGTCCGCAACACTCGCCAATCCGTTTCCCTTACTCGTCCCACTCATCGTCTTCAGCCTCCTCGTCAAGGTATGCGTTCGGTCCCGGCTTAAACGATCCGTCGGGGTTGTAGCCGACCATGCGGCCCTCATCGAACGCTTGGTAGTCTTCCGGCGCGATGCCGGCCGCCACTTTCGGATAGGCCGCCCGCGCTGCCGCAAGTTGCTGCGGCGAACGGTTCGCTGCCAGCTCGCACTCCTTGTCAACGGCTTCGGCCGTGCCCAGTCGCACCTGCCAAAACGCCTTCGGATGATCAAGCACCGTCCCCACCGGCATCTTCCCGTCGGGAAACTGCTCGCTGCGATCCGTGCCCAGTTCAACCAACAGTCGGCATTTCATTGGGTTAGTCCTGTCCCAAGGCTGCGAATTCCGCCGGCAGGCTGGCCAGTTTCATCGTGACGCTCGCTTTCAGACCATCGTTGAGTGCCACCGTGCCACCGAACGAAATGCCCGCCGCCGTAAACGTCCACTCTGTAGTGTCCGTGTCTGCAAACACGATTTTCCAGTTTTCGTCTGTGATGTTGTCGGGATCTTCCAACAGCGACAGAACCGCCTGGTGTCCAGTGTGTGCCGGGTCGAAGAACAGCTCGAAGGACAGCGAACCCGGTTCCGTGCGCCCGGTCGACGAATACGGAATCGCCGCGTCGGTGTTGTCGAGCGTGTCCGACTCGTACGTTTGCGCCTCGAATTCCGGCAGATCAATTGAAATGATCTGTGCAACGGGGGTGTACCCCGAAGCAATCTGTTGCTGCAAGGCAGTCCCCTTGGAGCGAATCTTAGTCATCGCATCAACCTTTCTTTCTTGCCTCGCGCTCAATCACCTGCTGAATCTTCTTCCGCGCGGCGGTGAGTGCGGGGCCTTTGGATGCGGCGGCGGCTCTCGCTGCCACCCCCTTGAATAACGGTTCGATGCGGCCGGTCGGATGTCCGGTGGACTTGTGGTAGCGATCGTCAGTCCCCAAGACAAACCAGTGAATGTTGATTGCGGAGATGCCCACGCCGCGAGTCTTTCCTGAACTCAGACGTTCAGTTCGTTTGCCCCCTCGTTTTCCAACGCCGAGACCCACCTTGGCTTCTACCTGCCCTCGCCGCGGCCCTCCCTTGGCTTTGCCGAAACGCTTGCCGACGGTCTTCTTCGCTGCCCGCTTGATACCCTTTTCGTCCGTCGTGTCGATCGGTGTGGCGTCGATCGCCGCACGAAGCGCCCTCGCAACGTGTGACAGACCCGCATTGATTCCCGCGCGTACCGCTCGGCGCGAACCCTGCCTGCCAAGCCGCTTCAGCTTGCGGTCGAGTTCCTTCTCACCGATCAGGACTGCGCCACTTCGGCCTTTCGCTGCTGCATAACTGATCGCCATTAGGTCGTTTCGCTAAAGCTGATCACGTAGTTGGCCAGCACGTCGTACCAGCCGTTGTCGCTGCCGTCGTCTTTCATCGTGAAGGTCGTCCGCGTATCCTCCAGCACAGCGCCGATCGTCGAACTGCCCGCTGTACCCGTGTATCCCGCCAGTCCAGTCCCCGGGTCGGTCTCGTTCGTCCTCACCGCCTCTGCCAGGCTGCGGGCGTCTTCCTTCTCGGTGGCACGGCAGCGAAGCGTCACGTCCGCATAGACCAGCCCGCCCTTGCCGTCGAGCGTGTTCATCGGGTCGTCGACGTTCGCCTCGATGATGATCGCCTGCAACGACTCATCGTCGCTTTCGTGCAACCGGTCCGGTCGGATCCTCGCATCGCCACCGGTGCCGACTTTGTCGGTCACTGACGATAGGGTCAGCAAGTACGTGCGAAGGTCGGATTCGATGCTCACCGCTTACACTCTCTGTTTGCATTCCAGTTCCAACTCCCTGCGTGCCATGTCCACGTCAAACACCCGTGTGACATCCAGCCGTGTCCCGTCCCGCAAGGACAACCAATCCTTCGGCGTGATCGCCTTCGTCTGGTTGTCTCGCCGCATTCGTACTCTGTGGGTAACGTCGGCCTGCGTCTGCTGTGCCAGAAATCGCTCTTTCCCGCTGAGCGGTCTCACGCTCACCTTCCGCCGAATGTATTCCGTTGCCACCTCAACCTTTTGCCCATCGCTGTTCACGGTCGGCACGTTCCGCCAAATGGTCACGCGCTGATCGTATTCCCCCGCGTAGGCTCGCACGCTCATGTTCTGTCCGCAAAGTAAAATAGGAGGGCGTGGCACGGAGGCCGACACCACGCCCTCCACCGACCGCTACCGCCTGATAATCTCTTTGTGATCTTGCATTGCCAATCGCTTCTAGCGGCGCGGCGCCTTGAACGAATACAATCCCATCAAGTTCCTGACTGCCTGCGCTTCGTACTCCGTGGGCTCGCGGTTGCGGT